TACTAGACAATTCAGAATCTATATTAAGAGATTATAGTTATTATAATATAACACCTGAATCTCTAATGCCGTTGGAAAGTCTCACAGTTGACATTGATGTTGGAGCTAATAGTTCTGCCAACACTCAAGAAAATATGATGATGATGGCACAACAAGTGATGCCTATGTTATATCAAGCTAAGGAATCCAAGGGGATTATAAATCCAAAAGCTCCATTTACAATAGCAAGACAATTGTTAGAGTCTATGGGTATTGACAACTGGGTAGATTTCCTTGTTGATCCCGATACACCACAAGGTCAACAGCAAGCCCAATCTGTAATGCAAGAAGCTCAAAAAGAAGCAGAGATGGCTAATAAGGATGAGCAAATGGAGCAGCAAAAGATACTTCTTACTCTTCAGAAACAAATGGCAGACATCCAGAAGAAACAAGCTGATATGGAACTAGATAGAGAGAAGTTTGAGTATCAGAAAAGTAAAGATGCTGCTGAAATGCAATTAGAACTTGCACTTGGAGAACCAACTAAAATTGGTTAAAAGAATTAATAGGAGGATGGAATGGATACAGTTGAACTAGGTCAACATTCAAAACTTATTATAGAAAATAAAGCTTTTGATGAGATGTTTAAAATGGTTCGGACTAATTACCAAAATATGTGGGCTAATACAGAGCCACAGCAAGGGGATCTACGAGAAAGATTATACAATACAATCGTAGCTCTCACTGATGTTAAGAAACAAATAGAGGCTGTCGCCACTTTAGGTGACAATGTTGCGTTTAATAAGGAAAAGGAGGAGTCCAGTGACAAATGATGAAAGAGGTATACTAGAGAATGACCTTGAAACCTATAAAATACAAGAGACAAATATAATGAGAGAGATAAGACCCTCTCGTGGAGGTTTCATGGTTAGACAGCTAGTAGAACAATTAAATGCCCTACAAATGGTTATTGACCGTTTAGAGGGAAAACTTAAAACAGCTAAGGTTACGACCAAGGCTGAAAAATAAAATTAATCTTGGAGGATTGATAAAATGCCAAAAGAAACTACCCAATTGGATGTGAACGAAGGTTTATCTGAAGATGAAATGTTAGGTGCCCTTGCGGATGGCTTTTTCGATGAAGAAGAAGACCTACCCCAGCAAGACGTGGATGACACAGAGGAAGATACAGAGGAAGGTGACGATGCCGAAGTAGACGAGACTGAAGAACTAGAGGGAGATGAGAAGGAAGAAGAAGCAGAAGAATCAGAGGATGATGGTGAAGACCTACCTGAGACTGATTCAGAGGATTCCGAAGAATTAGATTTAGATTATATAGTACCTGTCAAAATTGATGGGGAAGAGTCTGAAGTTTCTATGAAGGAATTAATCCGTGGCTATCAGACAGCAGCTCACGCCAACAAAAAGTCCATAGATGCAAGTCAACAGCTTAAAATAGCTCAAGCACTAGCACAGGAAACAACTGCCCTTAAAGAGCAAAATGCTAAACTCCTTAGCGTTGCCGTAGATGCCGATGAAAAGCAACTAGCGGCATACGACAGGAAGATTCAACAGCTAATTGCCGATGATGAAATGTACGAATTGCCTAAATGGCAAGAAGCACGAAGAGTCAAGGCAAAAGAGATTGCAGATTCTAAGTCTGAAGCTTCTAAACTTGAAAGTCAAGCAATAGAAGAACAAGAAAATACTTATAATGCCAATCTACAAGCTTATAAAGAACAAGCAGTGGAACAATTAAACAGTAAAATACCGGGATGGGAGAAATCCTATGACGAGGTTGTGAACTGGGCTGTAAGAGACCTAGGACTACCTGATTTTGCTGAAGTAGTTGATCCTGATGTAATCGCACTAATGTATGATTACAAAACTCTTAAGGATGGTAAAAAATCTGCCGTTAATAAACGTAAGAAGGCTCCTGTTAAAAGTGTCAAAGCTACTAAATCTGTTAACAAAAATGCAAAGGCTAAAGAAAAAGCTGATAAACTTCGAGAGAAGGTACTACAAGGTGGAGCTACCGAAAATCAACAGGATGAATTTCTGGGGAGTATGGTAGATGGCATGTTGAAGTAATACTTTTTCTTTTTTAATTTAATATTTTTAAAATGGAGAAATTGTAATATGGCAATTTTTAAATCCGAGGATACGAAAGGTAAAAGAGAAGACCTAGCATCCTTTATATCGATGATAACGAGGGACGAAACTCCGTTCCTATCATCTATTGGTAGTAAGAAGGCAACTTCTGTATACCATGAGTGGCAAACTGATGCGTTAGCAGCACCAGCAGCAAATAATAAAGCTGAAGGTCTTGATTTCAGTGCCGCAGATACCCCAAGCTCAACAACTAGGCTAGGAAACTATTCTCAAATCCTTGTCAAAGAGATCAAGATCTCAAAGACTTTGGATTCAGTTTCTAAGGCAGGTCGTAATTCTGAATTTGCTTATCAAATGAAGAAGAAGGGTACTGAGCTCAGACGTGATCTAGAGCATGCGTTAATTGGCACTAGGCAAATTACATCTGGTTCAGGAGTGGCTGATGCAGTTCCTGATAATACTGGACGTACAATGGGTGGAGTTCAATCTTGGATTCCTAAGGCTCACAACTGGGATGCTTCCGCAGGTACCCCAGCGTTTCAATCTGCAGCTGGTGGTGACGGCAAAACTGCCCACACAGCACCTACAGCAGGTACTCACACGCTGGCTTTAACAGATGTTGACGAGGTAATGCAGAAAGTTTACGAAGAAGGTGGAAAGGCAACAGTACTAATGATGTCTCCAAGCAATAAGCGTGCTTTCTCAGTTCTGGCACAAGGTGTCGGTAACACCAGACGTAATCTTGACGAAAAAGGTTCACTTAGACAATCTGTCGAACTTTACGAGTCAGATTTTGGTGTGGTAAAAGTAATTCCTAACTACATTCAGGGTCTAGCTACTAGCGTAGACATCTCTGATGGAGTTGAAGGTACTACTGACGTTATAGTCTATGACCCATCTTGGTGGGCTATGGCTAACTTGCGTGCTCTTCATACTACAGATGTAGGTCAGAAAGGTGACTCTACAGTAGGTATGATAGTTGAAGAAACTACTCTTGAGTGTCGCAATCCAGCTGGTTCTGCAATGATTTCAGGACTAGGGGTAATAGTTTCTTAATTATTAGAAATTAAATACCAATAAGGGGGTCCTTTATGGATCCCCTTTTTTTTATTCGAGTGAGGAAATGATGGAATTTATTAAATATGACTATGGAGCCAATGGTGAGTATATAGCTGAACAAGAAGTAAACACTTACTTAGATTATGCAAAAAAATCTAGATCTGTAAGTAGAGATACATTTTCTAATAAGAAAACTAATTATCGAAGTTTGGCAATAGTTCCCGATATAGTTTCTGTAGATATACTTAATAAATTTGGATTAAATATCCATTCACCCGATAATGATCAAGATACATTATCAAAGATAGCAAAAATAATAAAAGCATATTACCCTAACTTGTTGACGAGTAGTATGATTAATAGTGTAATTAGGAGATAATATGGCATCAATACAAGACCAAGTTACTTTGAGAACTGGTGTAGCTGATTGGCTGAATAGAACAGATTTAACCGATACTCAAATAGATCAATTTATTGAGATAGCCGAAGCTAGACTCTATGAAGACCTCAGAGTTCCCACTTTAGAGGTAACTGAGGCTTTTTCAGTTGCAGTAGCTAATTCAAGTATAACGATACCTGCTGGTTTTATAGAGATTATAGAATTAAAACATTTAAAAGGTGGTACATGTAGTGTAAGTCCAACTACCAATACTACAAGGGCTCTTTGTTCTGCTGCATCCGGCACTTGGACAGATGATGATAAAGATGATGATATTATCTTAAAAAGGATAGATTCTAGAGCATTTGGTAATAATAAAGTTAAAAATGCCTATACTAGGGAATTAAATAATTTTCTTATAACTGATGATAATGGTGAACAAAAGGCTTCTGGAGAATATACTATTAAATTTTATAAATCAGAAGATCCAGTAGGAACCTATTCTTCTACGGCAACAACAGCAGGAGCTTTTGTTGTTGGAAAATACTACACTATTCTAACTGTAGGTAATACAAATTTTATAGGTGACGGAGCTTCAGCCAATACAGTAGGCGTTATATTTAAAGCAACTAGTGTTGGCTCAGGAACTGGAACGGCAAATGTAGAAACCATTCCTTGGATTCTAGGGACAGAGTACGAGACTATATTATATGCTGCTTGTACAGTCGGTTCTACATTTATAGGTGATGTGGAAATGGAGCAAAAGTTTGATAATTTAACAGTTAGAAAAGTAGTGGCATTAAATGACAAAGAAAAGAGGGCGGACTTGAAAGGTGGTATATTTACTCATCATTTTAGTTCCTCTGCAATTTAGGAGATATTATGGCAAGAAATTCCTTCTATTCAGGAGACGCAGGTGCTGAAGTCACCATTGATAACTCTGTTGCCGCAGCGGCACTTTCAGAGACTAATGCAGCTACTTCAGAGACTAATGCAGCTACTAGTGCGACTGCAGCAGCGTCATCTTATGACTCCTTTGATGATAGATATTTAGGAACCAAGAGTTCCGACCCTTCCGTAGATAATGATTCTAATACTTTAGTAGACGGGGCTTTATACTTCAATACTACTAATAATGTAATGATGGTGTACGACTTAGGTAACACCACATGGAATAGAACTACCCCTACTTCAGCAGACCAAACAAAAATTAATGTAGTACATGGTATTCAAGCTAATGTAACAACTGTAGCAGGAATAAGTTCAGATGTAACAGCTGTATCTGGTAAAGCTACTGAAATAGGATTACTTGGCGTATCTGGTGTTATAACTGATATGGGAATTTTAGGTACTTCGGACATAGTAGCTGACATGGCAATTTTAGGTACTACAGATGTAGTAGCTGACATGGTATTATTAGGAACTTCTGCTGTAGTAACTGATATGGATATATTAGCAACTTCAGCCAATGTAACAGCTATGGGATTATTAGGTAATGCTACAAGCGTAACTAATATGGGATTACTTGGAGTAGCAGGAGTAGTCACTGATATGGGTATTCTTGGTACTGCTGACGTAGTTACAGACATGAATGTCTTAGCCACAGCAGATGTAGTTACAGATATGAATGTCCTAGCAACAGCTGATGTTGTTTCTGATATGAATACTCTGGGTACTTCTGATATAGTTACAGATATGAATTTACTGGCTACTTCGGATAATGTTACTGCTATGGGTTTACTTGGTAACTCCACAACAGTTACTAATATGGGATTACTTGGAACGAGTGCTGTAGTAACCGATTTAGGTATTTTAGCAACTGCTGATGTAGTGGCTGATATGAATGTTTTAGCAACTGCTGACGTAGTATCTGATATGAATACTTTAGCTACAAGTGATATTGTTGCTGACCTTAATACGTTAGCAACTTCTGACATTGTAACTGATATGAATTTATTAGCTACCTCTGCCAATGTTACAGCCATGGGGTTGTTAGGTAATTCTACAACAGTTACTAACTTGGGATTACTCGGAACAGCTGCAGTTGTAACAGACTTAGGAATATTAGCTACAGCAGATGTCGTAACTGATTTGAACACATTAGGAACTGCTGACGTAGTAACTGATATGAATACATTGGGTACAGCAGATAATGTAACTAACATGAATACTGTCGCTGATAATATATCAAGCGTTAACAGTTTTGCTGCCAGATATAGAGTAGCAAGTTCCGCCCCCACCGGTTCTTTAGATGAGGGCGATTTATATTTTAATACTACTGATAACAAGTTATATCATTATAATGGTTCAGCTTGGGTTGAAATTAAAAGTTATTCTGTTCAGGATGGTGAACTATCGCAAGTTAGTTTTACCACTGCAGATAATACTAAATTAGATAATATAGAAGCTGGTG